CTATGCGGTGCAAGCCGAACGCCTGGCCGACCTGCACGGTGTCGACCTGCCTGAATCGGCGCAGCCGGGGGCGTTTCTCCAAACGTTGTGGTCTGCGCTGCCAGGAGATCAGCTCGTCGGGTTAGCCGCCCAGACGTGTTATCAGAAAGAGGGCATCTGGCGCATGACCCAGACATCGAGCTGGCGCTGGCTCGACCAGATCCGATCAGAAAGCGCCGACTGCGCAGGACTCCTCCCCTGGGCGCGCCAGCAGAACATGCGCAGTTACCCACTTGCCGGGGCAGGCAGTGTCTATTACAACGGCGCGAGCCGGAAGGTAAGTGTGCTCAACCGGTACGCTGCACGCGGCGGGCATGATGACCTGTTACTTGTCTCCGCATTTTGGGCAGATCTCGATGTAGCCAAGCGCAGCTATGACCTGGAGCGCGGGCTGGACTTGCTGCTTTCGATGCCGCTGGCCCCTACCGCTGTTGTGTTTTCAGGCGGGGGGCTTCAACCAGTGCATGTATTGAGCGAACCCTGGCCCGTGATCAACCGGGAAGCGGCGCTCGAATATCGGGAGTACAGCCTGGCGCTCTACCGGGCCACCTTTGAACGTGCCGGGCTGGCCCTGGACAAGAGTGTCAATGAAGCGGCGCGCGAAATGCGCTTGCCAGGATTCATTAACCGTAAGCCCGAACGCGGCGGCGCGATGGCAAGGCTTGTGTACTTCAACCCCGATGCCCGATATACCGTCGCGCAGATCAAGCAATATGCGCCGCTCCCAGAACACCACGCAGGCGAACGGATCAGGCTCTTTGCGCCGCTCCAGATCGTTCCCAACGAGTCGGGCACCTACCAGGTCGGGCAAGAATTCATTCACTACCTGGTCGAGCGGGACGGGAGTCCGCCCGAACGTCACCCCACGCTGCTCCGCCTTGCCATGCAGGCGGCGCGCGCTGGAATGCCGGACGACATGTTCCTGGAACGCGTGCGGCCCATCGCCCGGCAGTGGTTTGGCTCTGAGCCGCACCGGGCCGACGACGAATTGACCCGCATGGTGCGCTGGGCATATACGCGAGTCGCCGAAGACCCAGAACGCACCATCACCGGCACCTGGCTGATCCAGCTCACCCCCGACGGCTTTGCGCGCGCCGCGCTTGAGGCACAGGAAGCGCTGCGAGACAGAACCATGCTTGCTGACGCACCTTCTCCCCACGATGGAGAAAGTGCTGCACCTAGCTTGCCCGAAGTCCGGGCTGCGCAGCTCAAGCATATTCGAGAGTATGTCGAGGCGAAGACACCTAAAGGGCTGGGCACCTACATGCTGGTGCGCACCCCGCCCGGCGCGGGTAAGACACACGCGGCGATCCAGGTGGCCTATGAATATGCCCTGCGCAGGAGTGCGGTGGGCAGTGATCGTCCCCGGCGCGGCAAAGTGGCGATCCTCACCCAGTTCACGATTCAGGAGACCGCCTGGCGGCAGTGGTTGCAGGACTTCGGCATCGCCGATACGAGCCGCGCCATGTATATCGTCGCGCGCAATAACGACCAGAACAGCGCCGGATACTGTGCCATGCAAACCATCGCCGATGCGGTGGCCGCCAAGGGGCACAACGCAGTGCAGATGGTGTGCAAGCGCTGCCCCTTGCAACCCCAGTGCGAAGAATCCTGGTATCTGCACCAGTTCAAGCGCGCCCAAAAGAAAGACATTGTGATCGCCCGCCACCAGCATGGCGTGATTGATTTACTCGTCGGTTACCGGAGATTAATCATCTTCGACGAAAGCCCCCTCGATGTTGTAGCAGGAATGCTACAGCTTGCCGTGAAGGATCTCACCTTCGCGCCGCCGGTGGCGCTCGCCGATCAGTATCCTGAACTGGTCGCGCTGCTTAGCCAGTTGTTGGAGGCACTGCGCAGGATTATCGCCGCGAACACCCCCGTGAACGGCTACGCCACACAGGAACATGTCAGACTCGGCGGGCGCTGGCTATTTGATCGGCTGGACATGGAACTTGGCGGCGACGTGCTTTCCCGCTTGGCCGCGCTCGATGCCAAGCCGGTGCAGCGCGCCGGGCAGCCCGGATTCTTCCGGCTGACCCTGGAAGACGTGGCGGCGCTGCCCTACAACTATCTGTATGACCTGTGGGACATCGTGCGCTATGAGTACGAAACGCACTATCTTGCCGATCACAAGCGCTGGAATTCGCGGTTAATCCCCTACGGCCAGACGCTGCGTATCTACCCGATGCGTGCGTTCCAGTTCGAGCAGAACACCAAAGTGGTCGTCACCGATGCCACCGGACAGCCGGAACTCTACAACAAAGCCTTCGGCGACACCCGCACCGGCAAGGCACGCGAAGGATATATCTATGAATCCAGGCTTCAGCCTCACGCCCGGATTACGCAGTGGACGAATTCAGGTAACTCCCGCCGGACGTTCTTCTACCAGAAAAAGAAGGCTTCCCAAAGCCAGCTTGCTGCGCTTGAGATTACGGATATTGAAGGCAATCAGCACGCGCTCGAAGACCTGTCGCCCGATGGTGCAGCGCTGGCCCGCGCCAAACAGCAAATAAAGCATCTCGCCGAGCGCCATGACCGTTCGCTCCTGGTCGTGACGTACATGGCGATCTACAACGACCTCAAAAAATGGGCCGTCAAGACCAGCGTGATCAACCCTGATTACATCCAGTATTACGGCAATCTCCGGGGCCGCAATGACTTCAAGCACCTGGAAGCCTGTCTGCTCATTGGGGAACCTAGAATCCCGCCAATGGAGACATTCGTAGCAGCGCAGATCTGGCACTGGGACGACGCGCTGCCGATTGAATTCGATCTGGATACCTCAAGCCTGAAAACTGAACCCTACCCTGGGTATGTCGGTCCGGATGGAAAAGCCCGCGCCTACGGCTATCCAGGCTACCGCGACGAACGTCTGAACCGCATGTACGTGTGGAACATCCAGGCCGAGATGCGCCAGTGCTACGAGCGTATCCGAGCCAATGCCCCAGAGATCCTGAAATCCACCGGTGCGCTTCAGCCCAAGTTTGTCTACATCGCGGCCCAGATGCCCTGCTCCGATCACGTGGATGAGGTGCTCCACTGGTCACAGTGGGATACCGACCAGGCTGGCCGGGCATGGTACGAAGCACAGATCGCAGCCGGCAAAAAAGGAACAATTCAAGCCAGATACATCGAAGCGGTGCTCCCACAAGAAACCAACTACCAACGCGCGCAGGAATCCTATCTACGAGTCAAGGCCGCCTTGGAGGCTGAAGGCCGCCTGGAACCTGATCCCATGCTGGAGAAATCGGCGATTCAGAAGGCGATTGACTGGCTCACCGAACCTGCACATCCAGAGCGTCTTAATTTGTCTGTTCGTGCGGCACACAAAGCCTTTTCGCAAATCAGCATAGGCACGTTCACTCGCGCATTTCAAATAATTCGTGGGGGTGATTCATGAACTTCAAATCGCCTAGTAGATCTTCTAGACAAACTGAAGTTCTTGAATCACCTGTGACAGAAAGAACAAGCCCATCGATGGAAGTAACGTTACCTATCCGATCAAGTACAGCACAAGTTCTGCGGCCCTACCAGGTGGATTGCAATCAGGCAATCATCGCTGCCTGGGCGCGCGGGGATATCCCGCTGGCCTGGCTGGCAACTGGCGGCGGAAAAACGACCATATTCAGTGACCTGCTGGTGCAAACGGTCAATCCCGACTTTCAGCGGGCGCTGGTCTTCGCACACACGCAGGAAATCATCCACCAGATCGCGGAGCGGGTCTCCAACCAATACGGCGAGATCCTCCGACCCTATTACGGCCCACGCTTCTTGCCCGGCATCGGCGTGGTCATGGGCACGAACGATTCGCCGGATGCCCGGATTGTCATCGCGACGCGGCAGAGTCTGCACCGCAAGCGCCTGGAACGGGTGCTCACCGAAGGCCCATTCGACGTGGTGATCATCGACGAGGGCCATCACGTCGCGCCCGATAACACCTATCATGACATCCTGAAAACGCTCCGGGCAGCGAACCCCGATGTAAAAGTGTGCGGCTTCACAGCTACCCCTAAGCGCACGGATAAGAAGGGTCTGGGGGTGGTGTTCACCAAGATCTGTTTCTCGTGGACGATTCTCGACGGCATCAAGGGCGGGTATCTGGCCCCGGCGACACGGATCAAGATCAAGACCGGTGTGGATGTAAACGCAGTCAAGACCAGTAAGGGCGACTACGACCAGAAGCAGCTCATTTCGGTGCTCGACGCCTCGAACTGGATCGCACTCGCGATTGAGGCATACACAGACTACGCCGATGATCGCCAAACCTTGGCCTTCTTCCCCAAGGTCGAGATGTCCCGTGAGTTCGTGCGCCGGCTACGCGAGTCAGGAATACCCGCCGAGCATATCGACGCCAACACGCCCAAGGACGAACGGGCCGATATGCTGCGGCGCTACCAGCGCGGCGACGTGCGGGTGGTCTCCAACATGGGCGTACTGACCGAAGGCTTCGATGCGCCCCAGACCGGCGCGATCCTGATGGCCCGCCCCACCCGATCCGAGACGCTATTTACCCAGATCATCGGACGCGGGCTGCGCCAGTTTCCTGGCAAGGCTGACTGCCGGATCATCGATCTGACGGTGGTCGATACCAAGGTGCTCGACGTGGGCACGGTTCTAGGGCAAATGGTGGATTGTGCCAATGCCGATTGCCGTGCGCAGTTCTGGAAGGGGTTGAAGCACTGCCCAAAGTGTGGCGCGGAAGCGGAGACGGGATCGGTCAATACAAAGCCATGCCCCAAATGCGGACAGGAGATCCCCCGCGCTGCAAAGGTCTGCCCCTACTGCGGCTACATCATCCCCAGGATTATCGCCCCTGCGGACTTCAAAGGTCGCGGCGACGGCCTGATCGCGGAGGTGGCGGATCTGTTCCACAATCTCGGTGCCGCCTGGTATCCAGACGAGAGTGGTTGGTTCTCGTGCAGTATCGGCTACGCCGGGTCCCTGGTCATCGCACCACCCAGCTACGCCGGCAACGGTGACCGGCTGCGTGAACGGTTGCAAAGCGGCGGGGCGATGCTCCGCGCGCTGGTCGAAGCGGACAGGGGCGATCCCGAACTGAAAGACACGCTGCTCTGGCAGATGAGCCAGCTCGAGCGGGAGCTGCGCCACATCGAACAGTACAGCCTGTACTACGTTCCGCCAGCGCAAAAAGATCCGATCACCAAACGTAACCTGCCTGCGCATCTTCAGCCGCCAGTGGAGTATCTGCGTTCGAACGGCGATCTGGCATCGCTCATGACCGAGGCCGATAGCGAAGCCCGGATGCGCGGCGGGCGTGGTGCCGACAAAACTGCCAACTGGCGCGGTGAACTGGCGAGCGACGGCCAGCGCCAGTACCTCAAATCGCTCGGCGCTCGCAAGCTCCCGAAAGAACTTACCAAAGGTGACGCCAACTCGCTCATCACCCACTACCTATCCGTCCGTCGCGTGCGGGATTTCATGGCAGAGGACTGCCTGCCAGAACCGGAAAGGAACTAACTGATGGTCGCTATTCAGCAATCTTTCTTGACTGATACACACATCGATGTAGATCGCGATGCCCTGGCCCGTGCGCTGGCTGCGCCGGTTGTCGCCATCGATGTGGAAACCGATACCCAGTGGAAGGGCATCGGCCCGAAGAAAGACTTCGGGTTGAGCTACAGCGCCGATATCACCCACATCGCCCTGGTCTGGCAGGAAGGCAAAGAACCGACGGGCACGGTGCTGGCTGCCCCGTTCGACGACGAAACGCTCGCCTGGCTGGTGCAGCTCGTCAAAACCTCGCACACGCTTGTTGCCCATAACGCCGTGTTCGACTTCCGACAGATCTCCCGATTAACCGACGGGAAGATCCCGGATGTGATCTGGGATACCCAGGTCATGGCCCGGTTACTCCATCCGGCAATCGGCGCAAGCTATGATCTGCTCAGCGTGGCGCACATGCTGGGAGTCGAAACCGCAAAGGTGCAGCGCGAAACGAAAGGCAAGCGCGCCGAGCTGCACAAGCTGCCCGCTGATCAGGTCATCCGATACGTGCTGGCCGACGCCCTGGTGACTTACCAGATCTACCAGCGCCAGCAGGCACTGGCCGAACGGCAGGTACTTGGCGAAGACGGGCTGACTTACCAGCTCGTCGAGTGGGAGATGCGCGCGGTGCGGGCCTACTGCAAGATGGCCGCCCAGGGCATCCGGCTCAACGTCGAGCATACCCGCGAACGTATCCTAGCCCTGTCTGACCTGATGAAGCACACAGCGAAGAATCTCGCCGAAGACGGCCTGTTCAACGCCAACTCGCCAGCCGAGCGGGTCAAGTACATTTACGAAAAGAAAGGCATTCCGAAACCCGATCCGGATGAGAACCCGGAATACTTCACCGCGACCGGGGGCCTATCGGCTAAGGACGAGGTGATCCAGGCACTCATCGCGCAGTTCCCGGAACACGCGGAAAAGCTCCACGACCTGGCGCTCTATGCCAATGCGAAGTGGACGCAAAGCCTGCTCACGTCGCTGCTTGATCACTCAGCCTCCGATGGTCGCCTGCACTCGGTGATCTCCATCGCCACTGCCACTGACCGGCGCGCGTCTTCGAACCCTAACATGCAGAACTGGAAGATGCAGGCTCCTGAAAACGACATCGTAGGAAGCATGGCAGGCACAGCTACCGCCGATGATGGATTTACGCTGGTCGAGATCGATTACTCGAATGCCGAAAACTGGATGGCGGCGCTCTTGTCGGGCGACAACAACCTGGCTGCGGCCTGCGCGGCAGAAGACTTCCACTCGGCAATGGCTGCCCAGTATTTCGGGAAGGCATGGGAACAGGCCGACGCCGCAGAACGCAAGCGCCTGCGCCGCCTGTCCAAAATCCTGACCTTCGGCACGGCCTACGGGATGGGACCCGCCAAGCTGGCGCAGAATCTGGGGATCTCAGTGGAGGAGGCAAAACGCCTGCTCGCGAGCAAAGATCGTGCGTTTCCGGCAGTCGCCGAAACCAAGCAGCTCGCCGAGGAAAAGTCCAGAAGTTCCGGACACATCGACCTGTGGACAGGTCGCCGCGTGCCGGTTAATCCAGAGCAGCTTTACACGGCATGGAATTATCTCTGCCAGGGCGGGGTGGCCGAGATGCTCAAACGGGCCATCGTGCTGATCAGCGAGGAATTTGAACAACGCGGCTGGCGCAGCCGGGTGGCCCTGGACATTCACGACGCGATTGTGTTGGAGATAGACCACGCGGAATGGGATGAAGCGCTTGCGCGGGCGACGTGGCTGATGGAACACGAGATCCTCCCCGGCGAACTGAACGCTCGCACTGTGCCGGAGGTGCGCTGGATCGCTCAACCAGACCTGGCTGAAAACGACAAAAAGTGGGGGCGCTTCCAGTGGCATCCGGAGGTCGTTCATTCGGAAGCTCCGAAAGGTTCACAGAATGTGCTGCCCACCTCTGCTGATCTGGTCACGCCTGCGCCTAGCGAGATCCCCCTGGTCGAGATTCGCTTCGAAGACCTCCACTTCACCTGGAAGTTAAAAGCGCGGCGCGGCGTGAAGTTTTCGCAGCTTACACGCGCCGAACGCGGGGAGATCCGCGCCTTCCTGGTCAGCTTGTGGAACCGTCTAGACCTGGCGTTCTGTGAGGAATTCACCGCGCACCTGCCGGTCAGGGATGCAAAAGGGCTGTTTGGAGTTGGGGCAGCCATCACGGTTGACCTGAACAACCACGCGAAGATCCCGCTGGCCTGGTTGCAGGCAGCAAACCTCGGCGCGGATACCGTTGATCTGGTCGGGATGACAGCAGAGGAGCTGCAAGCCGAAGCCGCGCGCCGGCGCGGGTACATCGATCTACTGGATAGGCGGGTGCGCTTCGCGACGGACTGGATCGTCAATATCAACCTGGTGGACGGTGCGGCGGAATGAAGCGCTGTACGAAGTGTGGCCGGGAGCTGCCGCTGTCCCGGTTCTACCGTCAAAGCCGACGCGGTAAACCGGGCTACCGGTCTGAATGTAAGGATTGTAAGAACCTCTCGATGGCACTGTGGAGGGCCAGCAATCGGAAGCACTACAACACGTACATGAGGGGGTACGGGAAGGAATACCGCCAGAGGCATGGCGATCCCACACATCCAGAACGGGCAAAACGTTGGGCGCTCAAACGCGCGCTGAAAGGAAAGTAAATGTCCGGGCGCACGCTCATCACCAAGGTAGCCGGAGTGTCCTACGAAGACCGGCAATCAATCATCGCAGGCCTGCGCGGCAACGAACCTTGCCGGATTGTTCCTGAGCCGGAGAACAAATTCGATCCCAATGCTCTGGCTGTCCACGTTGCGACCGACGATGGGGTCAAGCATGTTGGCTTCGTACCTCGCGAGCTGGCGGCGCAAATCGCCCCCTTACTCGAAGGCGAGGCAGTCATGGTCAGGCTGCATAGCATTACCGGTGGGTTCGAGCTGGACGACGGCGAGATGGCTAACTATGGCTTGCAAATCGTGGTCGAGCTGCCGCCGGATGAGCAACAAGCAAGCCATTAGACAAAGGCGCTGATCAGGTGAACAAAGAACGACTAAACGCTATCCAGGCATATTGGGAGAGCAAGCAACAAATGACGCTGCACGTATCACAGATCGACACGGTTATGCAGGAAGCCAAAGATGCCCTGGATCTCGTGAACGAAGTGCGACGGTTGCGAGCGGCATTGGAAGATGCCGCGACGACGCTGATCCAGGTTGGACAGGTCGACGGTGCCCATCACAAGCAATGGGGTATTGACCAGGCGCTGCGCCTGTTGTTTGGTGAGGTGCGCTACAAGAACTGGATTACCCAGCCCAACCTGGAGAACATTGACTGAGAACACGGCATCGCGCCGTAATCCACCGATCTAATCAAGATAACCTGTGTTATCGGAACAAGCGGCGCATAGAGCCAAGAAACAAGGTGATCGATGGACGCACTAGAACAGTACATGAATGAAATGTACGGGCAACCGGAGGATACAACTGTGAACTCTAAATTCAAGCTCATTATTTTTGACCTCGACGGCACACTTGCCCCGTTCGATTCAGATCAGCTCTACCCCGATGCGGCGGCATGGCTGGAGACCAATCAGGAAGCGGTACTGAATAAGCAAATTATCGTGGCAACCAATCAAGGCGGGATCGGACTCCGACACTGGATGTCAGTGGGAGGCTTCGGAGAGCCGGATAAATACCCAACCCTGGAAGACTTTGAGGGCCGGATCGGGCGTATGTTTCCCGCGCTCAAGCCAACCATTCTGATGTGCGCGCGCTACCAGAGCAAGAAAACTGGGGCGTGGTCGCCCCTTCCGCCGGGGGTCTTGCCAGGGGCCATGTGGCATCCAGAGTGGCGCAAACCTGAACCAGGGATGTTATTCCATGCGATGGGCCTGTGCGGAACAGCGCCAGAGGAAACGCTCATGGTCGGTGACGGCGACGAGGATAAACAGGCCGCCGAAAACGCCGGGTGTGCCTTCCAGTGGGCCTGGGAATTCTTCGGGCGTCCAAAGCCTGAAAACGGAGGGGAATGATGGCTATCGATGCGGTAGTGATGAATGTAAAGGAAGCTAACGGCGACCTAATACTGATCCTGGGGCCTCGTATTTACCAAGATGCAAGCGGCAAGTGGGGAGTAAGTAACCCCGGCAGGCCATTAGTTCGCGTGAAAGATTTCACGTATCGACCCAAAATCGGCCAATTTATCTGGGGTGGCTCGGACACCTGCCGTCTCGAAGACAACGTACCTGAGTCGAAAAAGCAAGAGTATCGCCGCACGGTACACGGTTATCTAGTTGAGGCTTGATGATATGTGGATCGACACGCAGGACTACAAGCGAGCCATGATGTGCCTGGAACAGGGCGCGATCATTCGTATCGCCAAGGCGGATGTGGAGAACGGCGGGAATCCGGGGATAGGCGTCTGCGACGGTGAACTGGTGCGCTTCTACCCATCCACGTTCCGGGCGTTACTCCGTGATGGCCAGCTTGAAGTAGCCCGCGAATTTGTGGACACGACGGGCAAGCTGGTTGTCGATTACCGAAAGCGAGGAGTCTGATGTTGAACGGACTAGCGTTATTGTATCTAGATGCGGAGTACAAGATGCATCTGGATGCAAAACAAAAAGCGCATCTGCCTTATGTTCAGACGTTAGGCAAACATGTCGCCGTGCTCGGCATGACGGGCAGCGGTAAGACCAACACCGCCTATGTCTGGGCGGAAGAAGAACTACGTGCGGGCGGCACGTTGACGATCCTCGATCCTGAAGGTGACTTTCATCATCTTCGGAACGGCGCGGAGATTCTCATCATCGGGAATGCCCGGCGCGGCAATCCGCTGGATGTCGAGATCAGCATTGAACGCGCCGGACAAGCAGCCGAACTGCTTACCCGACGTAGCGAGAGGGTGATCCTGGATCTGAGCGGTTGGCCGCTCGGAAGTAAGAACAGCTTCGTACTGGCCTACGTCGGCTGTCTCTGGGCAATGTACCAGTACGAAGATCTGCCACCCATGCGCCTGATCATCGACGAGGTGCAGCTCTTCGCACCGCAAGGGCCGCAAACCGACGCCAAGGAACTGATCCAGGACATCGCGGCACGTGGCCGGAAACGGGGGTTGGCCCTGCTCGTCGCCAGCCAGCGTCCGCAGAACGTCGATAAGGCCGTACTGGATGCCACCGATATCCGGTTCCTCCATCGCGTGCCGCGTGGTCGCACGTTGAAGGTCTACGATGATTTGCTGCCCGGATCACTCGCCAACGCGAAAGACATCGTGCCGGGTCTGGATCGTGGTGAGGCCATCTTCATGATCCAGGACGATGCTCAGGTGATTCAGGTGCGGCAAAGCGATACCTTCCGACCAGAGGACAAGACTCTATTCGTTCCACCCCCCCTTATGCCCGGCGATTCGGCCCTTATCGACGAACTGAAGGCACTGCTGACAGTCCCACTAGCCGCAGCCGATCAGCCGGAACTTATCCAACACCTCCGAGAAGAAAACGCCCGACTGCGCTCTCGTGAAGTTGAGCGGGTAGAAGTGCCTGTTATCTCCGATGCGCAGGTCGATCAACTAACCGCTCTTGCCGAAGAAATGCGAGAACAAGCGCAACTGCTCATCGACTCGGCCAATGAGATCATGGCCTGCCTGAAGCGTGGTGTAGTTTTCCCTGCGGAAATCGTTGTGACAGAAGACACAAACGAAGTTACTGCTGACGGCGATCTGCACCTGCGAGCAGGCGAACGCCGCATCCTGGAAGTCCTGGCGCGGCGGCATCCGACCAAGCTCACTCGCGCCCAGCTTGGCACATTATCAGGCTTCACACCGTCAGGCGGAACATTCGGCACATACTTCGGCACACTGAAGCGCAACGCCTTGCTCGTCGAGCAAGATGGCGAGGTGAGTATCACCCAGGATGGATTTGACTACCTAGGCATGGACAGGCCGCGCAAGCCGCAGACAACCAACGAGGTACTCACCATGTGGCGCAATGCGCTCCGGTCAGGCGAGTGGCGGATGCTCGACGTGCTGGTTGGTGTCTACCCCCGGAGTCTTTCACGAAAGGCGCTCGGTGATACCGCTGGGTATGAAGTGTCGGGCGGAACGTTCGGAACCTATCTGGGCACGCTGCGCCGCAATGGGCTGGTCGATGTCCGTGGCGATCAGGTCGCGGCGAGTCGGACGCTGTTTTTAAATTCGTCGGAATGAAGACATTCGTTCACGCAGGAACTGGCATCCCTAGCGAGTTCGCGGGGATGCAATAACCGTTATCCAACCTGTATATGAAGTGTATAAAAGTCGTATAGACAAGGAGAAAATCATGAACGCTCCCGTATGGAGTACCTACCGGAACGGTACTAAATATCGCCACATCGGCCAGGACGAGCCGTTGTGGATTATCGTTGACCTGGGCAACACGGACTGTAAAGCCATGCTGCATGGTCATTGGGGTGAGGAGATCGTTTTTCCGCACGCCATTCGTCGGCCAAGTGAAGCTGACTATGACACGTTGACGGCAGCCTATAAACACCGGGCGGCTGACTTCCAAGGAACGGCCATCTTCCGCATTGCCGGGCAGGGCTATGTAGTAGGGCGGCACGCTGCGCAGGTCGGCAAAGGCGAGCGCCTGATCGGAGCCGCGAAATATCTTCGTGACCACTTCGGCGTATTGTTCCTGGCCGCGCTTGTACAGCTCTATCACGGCTCGCACCAGGATGTCCGTGTCGTCGTGCTGCACCCGCCACGCCTGAACACGGAAAATCTTAGGGCACTCTATAAGTCGCTTAACGGTAAGCACAGCGTTGATCTGCCCGACGGGCGCAAGTTCAACTTCAATGTCACCGAGATCATCCCGCTCGAAGAGCCGGTAGCGAGCTTGCAGACGTTTCTTCTCACCACCGAGGGACGGACTTACGAGAAGTCACCGATTGCCCTGGAGCCAGGGAACGAAATTTACACGGTAGATGTCGGCGGCGCGCTGACCGTGTTCGTGCCATGCCTCATTACGGAAGACCGCAAGATCGAGGTCAACATCTCGGAAGCCCCCCCGATCCGCAAGGGTATCCAGGATGTCATCGAAACCTTCGAGCAGGAACTGCGTGCAGCTTTCCCCAACACGCTGGGCCGCTTGCCGGAGATCCCCCTGAACATGATGCACAACGCGCTGATGACCGGAAAGATTTCGATCCGTAACCGGTCTGAAGATTGCGCCGAACAGGTTGCCAACTCAATGGCGGTCATTGGTAATCCAATTGAAGCGCAATACGCGAACAGGTATGCGCGAGGTGTGACCGCCGCGGGGATCGCCGTCAGCGGTGGCGGTGGCGGTCTGTCCTTTAACTATCTAAAGGACAACGTGCTTGAGCACGATTTTGTGTACCCCTGCGAAACGGATCTCACCCGGATGCGGTTCGGCGCAATCCGGGGCGCGAGCAAGGGGCTGATCGCACACCTGAATCGCCAGAAGGTGAAGGGCTAACCCAATGGCACGCAAACACCTCCAGGCATGGTTCGACGATTCTGAATGGTCAGGCATCGAAGCGCGGGTGCTGGCGATAGCCAAGCATTTCGCCGGGCAGGGATGGTCGCAGAAGCAGATCATCGGCAATGCCCTGATCGCGCTGGCCGAGAAGTATGGCGATGCGGAAATGGTCGAACCATTCCAGCGAGGTGTTGTGCTGTCCGGCGCAATAGAGCAGCGGATCGCGGACTTGCTGGCCGCCGCTGATCGGTTGTCGGCCATGGCCTCGAACGGTCATTCATCCGTACCGCACCAGGCCGTAGAGGAAGTCATCCAGGACGTGAGCGACTTCGAGGCGAGCCTGGCGGATCGCTATCAGCCGTTGAAATTCGATGATGATGAGGAATAAGGAGTAATTACCAATGCAGACATTGGATGCCGTAGTGAGCATAGCCCGTGAGGTTCTAATGAAGAGCGGGAAACACGCCCCGCAAATGATTTGTGAAACTCCCGAAAACGTTATCCTGGTTTACTTCGCGGAGTTCGGCCCTGGTCGTCATAACGAGATGGCGATGTTTGGAGCAAAACTCGCGAAGGAACATCCCGATCTTCAGCAGGTATTCTTCATTTCCGAGGCGTGGGTGAGCAAGTATAAGAAAGACGAAGCTCCGCCTTCCGTTCGCCCAACACATGATCCGAACCGGATTGAAGCATTGATCGTGTGCCAAGCGAGTTTTGTCGACGGAGGGCGACACGTGGCCGTTCTTGAAATGAAGCGCAATCGACTGGGGAAACTCATTGACGCGGTGCGCAAGAATGAGCCGGAAGCCGATTACGGATCGTTCCTAGATGCGTTCGTGTTCGGTTACATCAAGGGCCGGACGGGGAATCTGAACTGAGGTGATGCATGAGCAGTAACCAGACTCTAAACGACGACGAATACAAGGCAACTTTCGCGCTGATCACCAGCATCGCGCGCACGGCACAGGTACTCCCGATGGAGACCTTGAGCAAACTTCTGAACACAATCGGCGTGATGCAGGGGATCGCGCCGATCCTCGAACCTGCCGCCTGGATGCGTGGTGGCGGCGATAACCTGAACGATCAGCAGGAGATCGCTGAGGCGTTCGTTACGTTTCGCAAGGCCATTGAGCGTGTGAAGGAACGGGCAGTACAGCGGGGAAGGCCGGTAATCGATGAAATATGAGTGGAAGCTGCCGCCCGGAGCGGCATTCGTCAATGGTGTGCAAGTATCACCCCACGTCGAGATAGCCAGTGTGCCTGTACCAGAGACTTTCTGGCAGCGCCTGTGGCGGATCATCCGGCGTCGGCCAGCGCCAACGAAGTCTGTACCAGTGGTTCACATTTCAGAGCCGTGCGTTGGGGGAACCGTGACTCTGATGTATCCGATGGATGATCGTTAACGTCCTGTTTGACTGAGTGATAAATCACTAACCTATGTACTTCTATTCACCAGAAGATAAACCTTGGGAACCGCCTGATGAGTTGCTGCAACTACTCAAGGATACATCCATCAGGCAGCACACGCGGGTAGAGCTGATCGTCGCGTTCTATGCCTATGATCACGGCGGGAATGCCCCGCCCTTTCAACTCATCGCGGACATCATGGACATTTCCAAAGGCAACGCCTACCGCTACGCGATGACCTTAGCCGCACGGGGTAGTGCTATCAGCCGTCACGGCGATTTCTGGCTTGTGGACAGTAAATACACCCATCCCCTCGTGAAGAAGCGCTTCAAGCGCATTCTCAGGAAATTGCCGACGCCCTAAGACGCTTGTTGTAAAACGAACGTCTTCATTGACGAGATCGACCGACTTAATTTAACCTTCATGATAGAACGTATGTCTGTTCTGTCGTGGAGGTTTTTCGTTGTCACTTATCCGCCCCGACGCTTTTTCCAACGCATGAGTCGTGGCGCGTCCGGGTAAGCCGTGATGGTCGCGGATGTGACATTTTGCGAGGTAGAGATGTGAGGCTGAATGGACCCGACCGGGGCGGCAATCAGTAAAACGAGCGACACGCTCATCGCAGTCGTGCAAGCGGGGGCTATTGGCGTGGCGGCTGTGCTCGCCTTCTTTGCGATTGGTGCGCTCTTATTGCTTTTCTACATTTCACGTGCTAGTCGGCAGGATCGCAAAGAGTCCGGCGTTTTGCTCAGGGAAGTGATCGGTATCCAGGGCCAGCTTTTCCAGGCTGTGCAGCACATTGAGCAAAACGGCGTCAAGCGAGACAGTCAACTTGACCAGATTCTTGGGCTGGAAACACAGGCTCAGGAATCAGGGAGAGCGCTGGCGGTTGCCATCAATGCGGTTTCGCAGGCTGTCGCGACAAGTATCGAGGAGCGTACTGCACTTAAAGAGTTTTGGTCCAACACGCTCACCCAGCTCAAAGCAATGCAGAGTGACTTTGTTGAGGCACGCAACGACTACAATGCTGGCGTCGCGGCGCTGGCGAAGTCCAATGCGGACACGTTTACTCGGGCTTTTCAAATCAGTGTCAGCAATCACGAGGTTACTCAGGGAAAGATTGTTGAGCTGCACCGGCGGCTTGACAGCTTGCCTGACAACCTGTTAACCGCTATTCAGCCTATCTACACCCAATTTTCCAATACGCTGAAGGAAGCCGAAGAGCGGTTCTTTAAAGCGGTGGAACAGGTGATCACTGCTGCCCTGGTTCAGCGCAGCCCGACAATTCCCGAACCTGCACTCGACAGTGGCGATACAGCCCCACTCCAGGCGCAGGGTATTGCGCAGCCCATTCGATAGGAGACCTATCAATGAACCAGCAACCTGTGAAACGACTTCTCACGGCCTTCGTGTGCCTTGTTCTGCTGTTCGTGATGTTCGTGCCAAGCCCGGCCTTGGGCGCAGTACCCACTGTCCCGGAATCGGTAACGCGGCGCTTCAACTTTTTATCGGAGCAGTTCCCGATGATCGGCGCGGCGTTCCGCGACATTCGGGCTGTCAGTGGGGTGAAGTACGCCGCCCTGGTCAACCCACCGGTGATCTATGTGAACACGGCCAAGTTGCGCTGCACCTATATCTATTGTCCGGGTCGAGCTTGCCGCCCGGAGATCGCGCTGACCTACCAATGGGGCAAGCGACTGCATGAGTGGTTGAAGGCAGTCTACCCCGGCAGGCTTCAGCACTATGAGCGCGCCTTTCCCGGCCAGTTCGCGGATGCCTTTGTGCGCATGTACTACCTGGGTGACAGGCCGCGCAACGAAGCGACGATTGCCCTTGAGAAGATGTTGAGGGCGATGCGATAGATGGCTCGTAAGTCTGCCCCGAAGCGACTACTGACCGACAAGCAACGCGCCTTCGTTGTGGCCTACTGTCACAATGGATTCAATGGCGTGCGTGCCGCTCGTTCGGCAGGCTATCAGGGCAGCTATTCAACGCTTGCAGTATCAGCCCACGATAACCTAAAGAATCCTAAAGTTCGTGAAGAAATAGACAAACATTTTAAACGGATCGCGATGGGAGAGGATGAGGTCATCGCCAGATTGACCTCTATTGCGCAAAGCGACATCAGTGATGTGCTCAACCCGGACGGCAGCTTCGATATTAAAACAGTGCGCCGGCGCGGCAAAGGTCACTTGATTAAAGAGCAAACAATAGTTGAGAAGCGCATCCCGCGTGAAGACGGCGAGGATATCCTCGTCCGCACGACGAAGCTCAAGCTGCACGACGCAAAGGACGCGCTTAAGACTTTAGCCAGGTATCACGGCTTACTTGTTGATCACGTGGATCACACCAGCAACGGCAAAGAACTAACCGCACTGACCGCCGACATTCTGGCTGCCGCCGACAAACGGGCCGAAAAGGAAGTCGCCCAGTTCGAGGAGGATCGCTTTGGTAGCGATACGGCAGACGACTGAACCTGTCGTCGATCCTCGCTTGGTCGAATGGCGCAAGTGCAAGCGCAGCGTGGCGTATTTCATCGACACCTATTGCCAGGTGTATGATGCCGAAGCGCTGGGCTGGATACCGTTCAAGCTGTGGCCCGCCCAGTTCAAAGTGCTGCGGTTTCTCCAACAGTTCCAGCTTCTCATCGCACTCAAAGCTCGCCAGCTCGGCATGACCTGGCTCATGCTCGGTTATGCCCTGTGGTTGATGATTTTCTACCCCATTGCCACTATCCTCATCTTCTCCAAGCGGGACGACGAAGCCGTGTACCTGCTCGGCCCTGAGCGTTTGCGCGGCATGTACTACCGCTTGCCAGAGTGGATGCAGGCACAGAGCGTCACCACGGACGACAGGCATATCTTTGGCTTGTCGAACGGCAGCATTGCCCGTGCTTTCCCTACCTCGGCAGGTGATTCCTACACGGCGACCTTCGCGCTGGCCGACGAGTTCGACCTGGTCGAGGATCAGGGCGGCTTACTCAATCGCGTTCAGCCAACCATCGACGCGGGCGGCAAGCTGGCCGTCATTAGCCGTGTCGATAAGCGCACGCCGAATTCGAGGTTCAAACAGATCTACCGTGCGGCAAAGGCAGGCCTGAATAGCTGGAAGGCCGTGTTCCTGCCCTGGAATGCTCATCCAGGTCGCATGCTGGAATGGTACGAGCAGAAGAAGCGAGACACGCTGGCCGCCACCGGCGCACTGGACGATCTGTATGAGCAGTACCCGGCAACGGATGTTGAGGCGCTGGCCGGGAAGACTCTGAACAAACGCATCTCCGCTGAGTGGTTGATGCGGTGCTACATCGAAATGGCATCGCTTGAACCGAAAGCAGCCCCGGCGATCCCTGGCCTGTTGCTCTATCGGTTGCCAGAACCCGGTGTGAAATATGTCGGCGGGGTCGATCCGGCAGAGGGCAACCCGACCAGTGACGAATCAAGCTTCACATTTATTGATCGCGTGACTCAGGAAGAAGTCGCTCATCTCTCCGGCAAGTTCCAGCCGGAAGTGCTCGCCGCGCACGCTGATACCGTCGGCAAGTATTTCAATAACGCGCCGCTGCTGGTCGAGCGTAACAATCACGGCCACGCAGTGATTTTGTGGCTGCGCGAGCATTCCCCGCTGACTCTCCTGCGCGGACACGACAAGAAAATCGGCTGGCACACAACAGACCTTAGCAAGGTGCTCTTGTATGACCACGCCGCCCCTACCTTCCGTGACGGTGACACGATCATCCACACGTTCCTGGTGCAACAGCAGCTTGCCAGCATTGAAGGCTCAACGCTGAGCGCGCCGCCCGGCGAGATGGATGATCGGGCAGTGAGCTATGTCCTTTCGCTCATGGCGAACAAGCAAGCTGGTGGTGAATGGGAAGGGGCAATAGCATGAGCCTCTTTATCCTGCGCCGAGACACACGACCTGAAGCGCTGAAGACCTGGCTTGACCAGTTCATCTCGACAGACCGGCCCGACGCGACATCGCACGATCTTGCCCGTCTCTACGCCACATCGGTTGTAGCCTATCGTGCAGGCAACAAGCGCGCTGATGCGGTGGCTCTCGGCGAGCTGGTCATAAAGGACAAGTTCGGTGAGCCGCTCTCGAAGACCGATCCGTTGATGCAGGCCATGTCTCGCGATTATCGCGATAACATGCGCCGCTCGGAACTGTCGCTTTGCTTCTGGGGCCGCAATCTGTTGTGGAAGAACCGCAACTATTCCGGGTCGATTTATAAGTTGCGCTGGATCAACCCGTCCCTGTGGTATCCCGACGAAGACTTGCGCGGCGGGCTGAAGGGCTTCCGAGTTATCCGGCGTGGTCGCGGCTATGAAGTACCGCGCCAGAAAATCGAGCGCCGTGATGCGGTGTACATGCACAGCATCGATTTCGAAGATGACTTCGACGGCGTTGCACCGGTGGAAGTCGCCTTTCGCTATGCGGAACTCGGCGTCGAGATGGTCGAAACGCAGGTTTCGTTCATGCGCAACCGCGCCGTCCCTGCCGCGATTGTCCAACCGGCAGAAGGGGAGAATCCCCTTACGGATGGAAAAACGGTGCCCATGATGCAGCGGATGCTCCAGCGCCTGTATCAGGGTGCGCGCAACGCTGGTCGCACACTCATTCAGACGATGCGCTGGGAGTGGGTGCAACTGCAGGGAAAGTGGGACGAAAACGCCTTCACCGAGCAGTTTGATCAGTCATTTGAAGCGGTGTCGATGGCGTTCGACATGCCCCTCGCTCTGATCCGCGAATCGGCCTCCAACTACGCCCAGGCCGAGGTGGCGCGACGTGACTGGGGCCAATCCTGGTTAGTGCCGCGCTGGGAATGGTACGCCGAACGCTACACCGAAGACCTGTGCAGCGATTATGCAGTTGTCCAGCGATACGGTTCTGGACTGACCGTTGCTATCGATTCGTCAAAGGTCGGCATCCTCAAAGAGGATATGGCGGCCAAAACGAATGTGGTTAACGCCCAGGTTCAAGGCGGCTACCGATCTCTATACTCAGCGGCCAAGGCGACGCAAGTCGACGTGGACGGCGACGCGATAGAACGGTTGAGGGACTATTACATCTGGGGTGGTCTGCCTACGCATATCTCCCAGATCGACCAGGTGCGGTCACCAGCATTGCCTGCCCCTTCCGTAGACACCAGCACACCAAACCAGGTGGATGAATCCGCGCATCCGTTGCCACCCAGGCCAACAGAAGCGGGCGATGGTGACGCTGCTATTCCGCAGCTTCCGGCAGCGACACAAGCCGATACACAACCGCCTGAAGGCTCGAAATCGCTATGTCTCATGATCGGCCTCAGCAACAACCCGGATCTCATCGCGCTCCAAGCTACTGTCAAGGAACGGTGCGCGGCGATCCCCGTCAAATGGAACGCACCCGACAGTTTCCATGTGACGCTGATCTACGCGCCAGCAGTTACGGATGCACAGATCACCGCTGTGAAGAATTCGCTGGCCGACATTGACTGGCCGGAAGATCTGGCGCTCTGGGTCGGCTCACTCAATTCGTTTGACAACCTGGGTGAACACGCACTGCACTTCCGCGTCCGCAACAACCCGATATTGCTTGAACTTCAGGAAAGCCTTTACGACCTGTGTATCGGGCATGGGCTGAGCCTGAGTACCTACTCGCTTCCAGAGAAATACAAGCCACACATCACGATGGGTTATGCGAGCGAGAAGCCTCCGGCGATCACTTTCCACACCAAGATCCAGGTCACGCCGCAGGAACTGCTACTCGGCGTCGGTGACGATATCGCTTATCGCTGTCCCTGGAACGAGGACGACAACAAAGCCGATGAAGCTGCTCCGGCATCCGAGAAGCGCGACTGGATACCCGATGCACAGTTCAAGGAACTCACCGACTGGCGCAAGATTTGCGAGCGCAAAGGTCGTACCTATGCCTTCGAGCCACGCGAGCTGGCCGATCACGAGATCGTCACCTTCATTCGTGAATCGCTTCTCGACGAGAAGCACGAGATTCCACAGGTGTTCGATGTGGCAAAAAGCGCCCTGGCCGACAAGGCGGAGGTCGAAGTGGCATTTGATCGCTTGGCCGGGATCAAGGGCATCGACGATTACCGCCGCACCATTCGATCTCAGGTGCGCGGTTTCTGGGCGGGTCAGATCACCAAGTTCGACTTCACCGATGGCATGTTTCTAGCTGTGCGGCGCAATTATCATGCAGCTTGGGCAGACGTTGCCAAAGGCTACGGCCTGTCGCTTGATGCATTGAGCGCAACGGATCTCAACCGACTAGAAGCCGAGATCGCGGACGAAGCGACGTTTATCACCGGGTTTGCGGATGCCGTTGACGCGGGTACGAAAGTCAAGGGCGGGCAGCTTGCGCCATTGCTCCAGCGCGCCGATTTGTGGGTCGAAGGCTTCCGAAGACAGGAAGATATCGCCAAGGTTCTGCTGGGTCGTGAGAAGCGCTTCAAGTGGCGACGCGATCCCTCGAAGCCCGGTAGCTGTCCGGACTGCAAGGCGCTCGATGGTCTGGTGTTGACCGGTGACGAATGGGCGAAGCTGGGCATTACGCCGAAGAGTCGCAAGCTCAATTGTCACGGATTCAACTGCGGGTGTCGATTTGACCCGACGGATGAACCTGTATCGGAGCGAACCCCGCCTGCACTCATCGGCCCCAAGTCGGCTGATGATCACGAGCATCCCGAACCCATCGCGGAGGGAAGCTGATGTTCTACAGCGCGCTGATCTTCGACGATGATGTGCTGTTGGCCTACCGCGAGTCGGCGCGTACCGCTCCGGGTCGGTTTGGTGAGTATGTCGACCGCACGGTCAAACCGTATGTCGAGGGCCTGGTGGCGGATTCAGCACTGACCAGAGCGCCATTGCCTGTTAGCTCGCCATTTGAGTTTGCCTCGTTGCTTAGCCAGCAAGCCTTTTTCGCGAGCGACGGTTTCGGTCAGGGTATTCCCACCAAGCGCCGCGATCCCGGCGTCGAAGATGCCTGGCAGGTCAGGGTAGATCGTCGCCGTAACGACGGCTTCATGTCGATCTTCAACGACGATCCAGCAGCAATTTACGTGTTTGGCGCATGGCAGAGTCCGGGGCATAAGAAGACTGGCTGGGGAGAAGGGTTCGATCAGGGCTTGATCGATATCAGCGAAAAGGCCAACGACAAGATGATCGACGGTTGGTTCCAGGTGGTGGGGGTGTAGAGATGCGACTGAATATTTCACGGGTCTGGCAGTGGATATCTGAGCATGTGATAGGTGTGCGTTGTTCGGTTGACATGATTGCGCCTTACAAGATTGATCCACGCAATAGCCATATCATGCTGTATCTGCTTGAACCACATCTTTCAATCGTGGGTTTCGATTCCGCGAAGACGGATATGCAACAGGTTGGAGATCTGCTTCGCTGCCTGAAAACCCAATATAAGGACATGAACTTCATCGTGATTCGTGGCGTATTGGCAGTCGAGAAGCTGTCTGATCGTCCTGAATTGCGGGAATTGATTAGAACCGAAGTTGCCAAGGCCCTGTCCATTGAGGAGTCCAATGAGCCTTAGCACCTTACCGCCTTCTGTGCGCGACCTGAACCCTGAAGAGCAGCGCCAGTGGCTCGAAGTCTTCAATGCTGTTTATGCCCAAACGAGCAGCGAAGAGAAAGCCGCCGCGGCTGCCTGGGGTGCGGTCACCAAAGCGCGCTACGCAGTTAAGAGCCGCACCACCGCCGATGGCAAGGTCATCGTCCAGGGCTGGGCAATGCTGTTCACCGATGCGAACGTGCGGGATGAGCACAAGGAATATTTCGACCGTGCCACGAAGCTGTTGCTGGAATATTACCAGGGCGCGCCGCTGTGGGGCGAGCACGGCTTCGAAGAATATGACGCGACGCCGATTGGTCGCCGCACCCAGGCGGCGATCTACGGCTACGGCGTTTGGTTGGAGCACGAGCTGCACCAGGAGCATCCACTATTCGAGAAGACCCGTGAGGGCTGCGAGAACGGCGAGTTTGCCTATAGCTCCGACAGCATCCGCCACTATGTCCAACAAGGGTTCGATCCGACTGATGGGCGTCTGGGTGTCTGGCCGTTTGCCGGATGCTCACTGACCCGCGATCCTGCCGAGCCGGGGTTAGGCCCGGTCTCTATCAAAGCCTTCAAGTCAGCCCTGAAGAAATACCTGAAGCAACTACCTCCGTCCGAGGCGCGGGAGGCGCAACGACGGGATAGCCAAACGTCTCTAGAAACACAAGGAGTCAAGATGACCCCGGAAATGCTGGCCGCACTGGCCGAATTCCTGGGCGTTGAAGCTACCCCCGAAGCGGTGGCCGCTGCGCTCCAGGAAATCATCACGCAACTACAGGGGAGCGGCGATGCCAATGGTACGCCCTCCGAAGCGATGCCCGAAGAAATGATGTCGGGACTGCGCTCTGCCCTCGGCCTGGCTGAGACCGCCGGCAAGTCGGAGATCGTCGCGAAGCTCAACGGCATCGCCAAGATACTGGCTGAACCAGCGCCGGCAGCTCGCAGTCGCAAGCTGAACTACGACGCGCTGAAACGCTTCACCGGCCTGGTCGACGACGAGCTGGAGCAGCCCGACGAAGACGAGGACGAGCCGCCGTTCAAGACGCGGAAGAACAACAGCCCGGACAAGCCGCGTCGTCACAACGTCCACTTCAACAAGGGCGCGAAGAAGCCCGGTCTGGTCGACATGCTGCGCTACGCCCACCCCATGTTCCGGGACATGAAGGGCGCGAAAGCCCAGTCGTACCAACTCGGCAACACTGGTGGTTACATCATGAACCATGAAACAGCCGATGAGTTTCTGCCCGCCTTGCGCGATGCGCTCCCGTTGACCGATATGGGCATCCAGCAATACGACATGGATGGCGTCGAGTCGCTGACGATTCCCAAGGATAAGGGGGAGCATGAGGCGTACTGGGTCGGTGAAGCCACCGAAGTCCCAGCGAGCGAAGAGACCGTTGGCGGCGTGGTGCTGTATCCGCGTCCGCTTGCCACACGTATCGAGATCCCCAACAAGTACCTCGCCAATAGCCGTGTGGACTATGAGTCGCGTGTGCGAGAGAAGGTTACCTACCGAATTAATCGTGCCATTATGCGCGCGGCACTGTTTGGCACAGGTGGCACAACTGCACCAAACGTCGGAACGCAGCCCGTCGGTTTAGCAACGCTTGCCGGGATGTCGGGGCGTGCGGTCACGGGAACTTCGCTGGGTACAAACGGGGCAAAGCCGAAGATCACCGATCTGACAGGGGCTATTTTGCGTATCGAAAGCGCAAACGTCGAGATCGACGAAACTACCCAGTTTCTGTTCGCTCCTCGCACAAAGCAGACCTTTGCGGACATGACCGACACAACGGGGCGTCCGATTCTGCGCGGCACTTGGGCTAACAAAGAGGAACGTGACATTGCAGGATATGGGTGGGAAACCACCAACCTGATCCCCATCAACCAAGTGGTAGGTTCGTCTTCGGATTGCTCGACGATCTTCGCGGGCGTTTGGAAATGGCTGGCGCTGGGCCTCAGCAACCAGTTTGAGTTTCTGGTCGATCCGTACAGCCGATCAAACGATCTGATGACCGTGATCGTCGCATGGACATACGTTGATGTCGCCGTTCTCTACGATGAGGCGTTCGAGGTCATCACCGGCGTCAGGGGATAAAGCGACCTGACGCCTGAAGTGACTTTCGCCGGGTAGTTACCTACCCGGCATCAGACTGAAATTGTCAACGGCTCCAAGCCGTAGGAGACACAGATGTTTTTCTATCTTGCGAATCAAGCAGAGATCACCAGCAGCCTGAAGGCCCAGCGCAGCACCGCTTCCGCAGGTGCAATCAACGGCGATGCTGTCGATCTGGCGAAGTATAACGGGCCGGTGCTGCTGAAGGTTAGCGCTCCGGCTGCATCCAGCGGCGACACCATCGACTTCACCGTGCAGCACAGTGAAGACGGCTCGACGAGCTGGGCTTCTGTGCCTGCCGCATCGCTGGTAAACCCCGACACCGGGGCCGCTGCGACCTTTTCACAGGTTACCGACGCGGCTGCGCGCGAAGAAACACTGGCGCTGAAGCGCGACAACCTGCGCCGCTATATCCGCCTCGTGGCGACCACCGCTGGTGCATCCATCGACGTTGTCTTTGCGGGCATCGTCGTTGGCGAAAAAGCCAGCTACTAACAGGCCGCTGGCCGAGGAAGGTGCGCAATGGTACTCCCATTCGGAAATTTCTCAGGGCAGGAAGTCGTCGACAGCGACGGTTTTGCTCCGCCGCCGCTTGGCGGCTCGCTGGCCGTCAAACACAACACCGTCGCTTACACGAACACAACCACCAAGAACCTGTTCAAACTGCCCAAGGGCGCGGTGATCGTGGCCTGGATCGTCAACGTCGTCACAGCGTTCAACTCGTCCGGTACTGACCTGCTCGATATCGGCGATGGCAGTACAGCCAACCGATTCGCCAATGACATCGACGTGTCATCGGCGGGGCAAAAGCTCACCGGGTATGTTGCGGCAGAACTGTACACGCCGCTCACTGACGAGACCCAGATCACGGCGATCTTTGTGCAATCGGTAGCCGACGCAGCAGCGGGCGATCTCGACGTGGCCTGCCTCTACTACATCCAGTAGCAAAGCAGCATAAGAATGCAGGGGCGAGTGATACCTCGCCCCATGTGAAGGAACGAACGATGCCAATCAACACAACCATAGGCTTTGACTTCGACGATGCAACGGTGAGCAGCACGGCCCTGAGTCTGGTCGATGTTGGTTTTACTCAGGCCGAAGTGGATCAGGCAGATCGCGCGCGGATAACGGTGGCGACGCAGGCGATCCGCTACCGCTACGACGGTGGAGCGCCAACGGCGAGTCTCGGCCACCTGGCGGCAGCCGATACCAGTTTCGTCATCGAAGGCAACCAGAATATCCAGCAGTTGAAGCTGATCCGCGCAACCGGTGCGGACGGCGCGGTTTCGGTGACGTTGGAGAAGCTGTAAATGATCCGCTACGCATCGCTCGCCCAGGCTCGCATGGAGAGCATTGTTCAACCGGGCGACTTGCAGCACGACGACTACCTAAAGCAAGCGCTCTGGTTCACGTCGGCGCGCATCGACGCCATGACCGATTTCGAGTTCGCGCCGCGTGTCATCACCAAGAAGCTCAATGCGCTTGGGCTGCACATCGACGATGAGTTGGATGTCATTGACCTGCCGATGCCCTTACTTGCGCCTGTGGAAGTGAAGGATGGCACTGGCACAACGCTCGTGCTGAACAGCGACTACGAGTTCTATCCGACGGATGTTTACCCGGTGACTCAGCTTCGCCGACTGGGTGGACACTCCTGGTCGGAGTATACGAGCGACTGGATCAACGCCATCTCGATCAAAGCGCTGTGGGGCTATCGGCAACGGTACGACCTGGAGGGGTGGACGACCAGCGGCGGGGTGAACTCTGTCGCACTCACCCCATCAGGGACGGAGATCACGCTGGTCAACGGCTCGATTGATGGCCGCGACGGACTCTATCGTACTCCACGCTTCAGCGCCGGGCAGATGATCCGGATGGTCAGCGAACTGATGATCATCCTCGAAATCAATGCCGATGGATCAAATCCCGACAAGCTGATCGTCAAGCGCGCGGTCAACGGTTCGTCGGCTGCTGTGACGGACTACCCGATCAACACGACCATCGACATCTTCGAACCAGATCCGATCATCCAGCGGGCCTGCCTGCGTTGGACTGGTTATCTGTACGCACGGCGCGGGGCCTACGAAACGCTCAAGACTGATGGCGCAACTGTTGTCCAGTTCCCGCCGGACGCTCCGGAGGAAGTGCTGAACATCTTGAACGAACGGCGTAGCTTCGGGTGGGTGCCGGTATGAGATTTACCGATCTCGACACGACCTTTCTAGACCTTGCGGTACAGCGCGTCAAGGCGATGCTCACAATCGCGAGCGATCCAGGCGCTTCTGGACTCCTCAAACCTGCCGTTCTTGACTATGTCGATCCCAAGGTCAAACCACCGTTCTGGTGGATCTTCCTTGATGCGACACAGCAAAACGACCAGGCCGAGGATGTAAATGTCCAGGTGTGGCCCCTAGCCCTCAGATATGTGATTGGCTTGGGGACTGAGGGCTACGACGGCACGTTGCAACGCTCGGTTTTCAAAGTGTTGCCGAAGGTCACGAGTTATTTCCAGGCACACAAACGCCTGATCTATGCCGACTATGAGAGCGATGGAACGACACCGATGGCGTCGCCCAAGTATCTCGATTCGGCCAATGTGCGGATCGAGGTGGCGAGTGCGCTTGGTGCTTTCCGAAACACGAATCAGGTCGGTATCGAACTGCGGCTGCGGCTGCCGTTCAATATCGCAATCGACGAGGAGTATTGATCTATGCCAATCGAATTTGACTACGGGGAAATCGACCCCGCAAGCGGACGAATCCTCCGGCAACCGCGCCGGACAGTGATACCGGAAAACGGTTTCGTCGAGTCGGGCGACATGCGTGTGGATGCTGTTGACGGACGATTTTTCTACTACGTCAAGGCCAGCGCGGCCAGCCTATTCACGCCGGAAGTGCGGGCAGAGATTGAAAAGCGCTTGCCGACGCCAGAGCCAGAGCAGCCGGAAGACGAAACCGCGCCAGTGCTCACCCTAAACGAAGCTGCCCTCGACAGTGAGGGTGTAACAGAGGAGGCCGACGAAAGCGATGTCTAACGAGAAAATCGCCACCTTTGCAGGGGCCGATAGCATTCATATCAGCAAGCGCGGGCAGAGCGGCGTCCTCGCTGGGTTCGCTGGCCTGACCTCTGCCAACACCGGCACGGGATCGGGGATGCGCAAAGTCAAGGGCATCCAGCAAGCGCCCAATGCGGTGCCAGAAGGCGTGTTCTCGCCAGTCACCGGGGATAACGTGCGCATCCGCTCGTTCCCGTTTGCCAACGCCGACAACGCATCGGGGCTGATTGAAGTCGCCACGATGGATATCGACGCCGAAGCAGCAATGCAAGGGTCGACGGTCTGGGCGCTCGGCAACTGGAGCAAGCACGTGCGCGGGATCACTGCGCCGACGCTGTCAGACATGATCGTGCTTCTGCACCAGGACGCTGTCTCAGAAGACCCGGCCAACCCGGGACAAAAGGGCTTCCTGAACACGCTCTATGGCAGCACCCTGATGCTACCGGTTGGGCCGGAGAATGTTGCCTTCCAGGCGGCAGGCAAAACACGGTACTCGACTGCGTTCAATCCCATGACGACCTGGGTCACTGGCGATCCCTTCGACAGCGACAACTTCAGCGTTTCCGATGGGTTGCAGGTAACGTGGTTCTCGATCTATCGCACGTTGTTTTATGTAAAGATTGGGAATGGAACCTGGGACACCATCGTGGTGGATTACACGCCAGTCAATGTCGCCTCGACCAAGGCTTACTCGTTCAACGGTACAACTGTGGCCGCGCTGACCGTAAGCAGTGTGACACCGGCAACAAAGACCATTCAGCTATCGGCTGCCCCGGCCAGCGGATTGTATGTCGTGATCGAATATGAGGCGCTGCGGCTGTCATGATAGTCGAACTCGTACCCGGAGTAACCGTAGATATGCACCCGGCCACTGGCCGGGACAGTCTCATTGCGTGGTCGGTGCGCGCTCGGATGGAAGAATTCACGCCCGAATACAACATCAGAGGTGGATTCAACTATCAGGCCGACTTTGCAAGTATTGTCGCCCAGACCGACCAAATCAATGGCCTGGACTTTGCACTGCCCCACTGGGAACTGGATGGCGAAATGTTGGCCGAAGGTTTCCGGGCATGGTTGGCTTTACCAGCCAAGATCGTCGACGCCTGGCGCGACGCGTTGGAAAAGGTCGAGCCGGATTTCAACGCACCAGACCTGAAGCCTGGAGCCAAGCCGAAAACCCCTTTAGCCGTAAAAAGCGAGACGAGCAGCGAGGGCAAGTCGACGACTACCTGAAAGAGATGGCACTCGGGAATCTAGGGAAACCGGGCCTAAAGCCTGCAACTGAGGTGCAAGACCCCGGCTTCTTTTATCCGGCCAGTTACTTGCTCCCGCGCTTTGACGTGTGGATCAAAAGCAAGTTCCAGGTGTGGCCGAATGGCAAAGCATATGATGAGCAGCCAGAGAAGCTGGTTAGGGATTTTCACACCTTGCTCAAGATGTTCAATTGGTGGTTGGAACAGTTGAAGTAGATGGCTGACGAACGACGCACGAAAGCGATCCTGGAATATGAAGCCAGAACCGATCAGGCTATCCGTGGCATTGAACGGGTAATTGATCGCGTCGCCGACCAGCGGAAAGGATTGGCCGATGTTGCCGCGGCGGCAAAGCGCGCTGGAGATGCCCAGGTCGAGGCGGCTAACCAGGCGCTCTCTCCTCTTAAGAAATACCGCGATGCCCTTGAGGCGATCCGCAAGGAAGAGGAGCGCGCGGCTGAAGCTGCCAAGGCTCGTAAACGCGAGGAGAGTCGTGGTACTGCCAAATCAGCCGGGGGCAGTGTTATCGACATTGTCGGCCAAGGATCGACCGTTGGCGGTGCGTTGGCCAGCGTTGCCGGTGGCAACACCGGCGTGGGGCAAGCCGCAGGGTTGGCTGGCGATATCCTGGGCGCGGTTGAATCGCTCGGGAAATTTAAACAGGAACTGGGTGGCCTCTCCGGTAATTTGGGATCTGCACTTGCGGTGGCCGGCCCGCTTGCGGTTGGTATTGCCGCTGTAACCGCTGCCGGGGCCATTTACCTGGATAACGTAAAACAGCAAAGTGCGGCGCTGGCAAGCCTGGCAAGGGTGCAGAAAGACTATTTCGACACGTTGAACCAGGGGACGACGGAAGACGCGCAGGCCCAGCTTAAAACGGCCCAGGAGGATCTGAAGTCCCTCGAACAGCAGCGCGCCAATTTAAAGAAAGAAATCGACGACACCTTTGTAAATGAAACCAAGCAGGGCTTCAACGATCTTGGAGCGCGAATTCGAACTGGCTTCAAGGGCATTTTTGACGAGGGGTTCAAAGAAGCGCAATCCTCTCTGGCGAACCTGGATAAACAGATCCTTGACGCGAGGACAAAGATCGACCTGTATAGCAAAGGCATCGAACAAAATGCTTTTGTCGCAGGTGATGCCGCAGAAGCCGAGCGCAAGTTGGCCGAAGCACGGGCCGCTCGCATTGACCAGGAGGTGCAGGCGTCTGTCAAGCAGGTCGAGATCTTGCGAAGTGGAACCACGGAACAGATTGAACTGCGGCTCGCAGCGGCCAAACGCGAACAGGAAATCTATAAGAACGCCATCACGCGACTGGAATCGATTGGCGATCAGGCGTCGCTAGACAAGGCTAACGTCCTTCGAGAACGTCTCCAGGCATTAGATATTGAAATCGGCAATCTCGGCGCTGCTCTACCAGTAGTTACGGCCCGCGAAGAAGATCTCTCTCGCAGTGAGATGGAGCGCGCCGAAGAGACCAGGACGCTTATTGCCGAGGAAGATAAGCTCTCCGATTCCCGGCAGAAGGAAATCGACTTCATCGAAAAAGCGGCTGAGGCGATGAATTCATTTGCCGAAGAAACCGAACGCATCGACGACGATCGGCTCATCCGCGACCGTCGCGAACGCCAGGATTTCGGCGCAAAACGGCTGCAAGATCAGCTCG